AGAGAAGTAGAGAATGGATTCAAGTCAATATATAAATAGAGATATTGTAGCTTCTCTAAGAAATATATCATTAGCAAAAGCTAAGATAGCTGATGTAATGCCTGTTTCTCAAAACATGAGACTGCCAGATATACGAGAGTGTGCTATATTTGGCAGCGAACCTTTCTCAGCTTTAATGGAATCTGTGATAGAAAATCCAGATGAAACCTATACAATCTTAATAAATGGTAAGCCTGTAGCTATGTGTGGCACTACTGAGTATGAAGATTTAAAAGGAACAGCTTCAGTATGGATGCTAGGTACAAAAGATATAGATAGAAACTATATGGTATTCCTTCGTGGAGCGAGAGAATGTATAAATATTCTTCAAGCCGAGTATGAAAACATAGAGAATATAGTTCCAGTAGACCATGAGAAGACAATACAATGGCTTCAATGGTGTGGTTTTTCTTTCCAAGAGATAATAGAAAATCATTATGGATATGATTTTTTTCGATTTAATCGTTGCAATAAATTCAAAAGTAGTATTTATAATGAACCGTCAAGGCCTGTAATGCACTAAGCGACCCCAAGGGATAATCGTGTTGAGGTGAAAATCAGATAACCAGAGATACCACGCAACTTAATAAAAGGGGATTTGCTCAATGGCAAATACAATCGACACAGCCTTTATTAAGCAGTTTGAATCTGAAGTTCATATGGCTTACCAAAGAATGGGATCAAAGCTACGGAACACAGTTCGCACAGTAAGCAATGTTGCAGGAAGCGTTGTTCGTTTCCAAAAGATTGGTACTGGTTCTGCTTCAACAAAGTCTAGAAACGGTATGGTAACTCCAATGGAATTAGCACATACCACAGTAGAAGCTACAATGTCTGACTTCTATGCAGCTGAGTATATCGACAAGTTAGATGAACTCAAAACAAACATAGATGAAAGACAAGCTGTTGCAAAATCTGCTGCTGCTGCTCTAGGTCGAAAGACCGATGAGATACTTGTAACTGCAATGGATGCAGGTGCTAACTCTACTCAAATACATGACACAAGTTCTGCTGTTGAAAAAGCTGACTTGCTTTCTGTCTTTGAAACATTTGGCACTGCAAATTTACCAGAAGACGGTGGACGATACATTGCTATGCACCCAAAAGGGTTTGCTGATTTATTCTCAATCACTGAATTTGCTTCTAGTGATTTTGTCGGTGAACAAAACCTACCCTATGCAGGTGGGATGACAATGAAACAATTCTTAGGTTTCAATATATTCTCAACCTCTGCAATCGCAGCAGGTAAGAGTTTGTGTTATCACACTTCTGCTGTTGGTCTAGGAGTTGGTGCAGATGTTAGTACGGAACTTAATTATGTTCCTGAGAAAGTTTCTCACCTTGCAACCTCAATGATGTCCATGGGTTCTGTTGTTATAGATGACAACGGTATCTATGAGCTTCTTGATAATAACTCATAGGAGGTATAGACATGGCTTATGCAGCTTCTGGTTTAACTCGTCTTGCAGGTGCATCAAATGGTAATCTCTGGTGGTATTCCACAACAGATGCTATTGCTACTGTAAATACATCTGGTTATTTTAATGATGCAGCAAACATGCTTGCAGTACGAGATGTTATTATCGTTTCAGATACTAACGTCCCTACAACAAGTTTTGTAAATGTATTGTCAAATACTGGTTCTGTTGTAGACGTATCGGATGGTACTGTTATCGTAGAAACAGATGGTGACTAGGGAGAATGGGGGGATAACACCCCCCATTTTATTATAATGGTAACAAGCACAAAAGCAAACTCACCAGTAGACATAGCAAGTCGAGCATTGATTCTTATCGGTGCTGAACCTATAACATCCTTTGGTGATGGCACAACTGAATCTTTGATTACGTCAAATCTCTATGAAGACATTGCACAGACAGCTTTAGTTAATGCTCGTTGGAGATTCGCTACCAATCAAAGTGTTTTAAATTTACTTACAGATGCCCCCACTGGTCGATACGATAAAGCGTATCAGTTACCTACAGATACATTAATGGTTCATGCCGTTACTATAAATGATAACGTAGTTGATTATCAAATCTATGGGGATAAAATATATGCCGACACTACAGATAATGATATTGTTATTGCTGATTATTCATATCGTGCAAATGAGGTTGATTGGCCTTCATACTTTTCACTAGCTGTTGAGTATGCACTGGCTGTACCTTTATCTTTTTCTTTAGCAAGGGATGCAAGTCTTGGCTCTCTTATGCAACAACAAGCGACTGCACTCATGGCAAAAGCACGGAGTATTGATTCTCAGCAACAAACATCACGCAAATTAATTACTTCTAGGTTTCTTACGAATAGGAGAAGTTAGTGCAGAAAGTTAAAGTTCCTATACAAAACTTTCAATACGGTGAAGTTAGTCCATCTTTAATTGCCCGTACTGATAGTGAAATATATAATAGTTCTGCTCAACGAGTGCAGAACTTTTTCTTACGTGCAGAGGGTGGGGTTATTAAACGCTCTGGAACAAAACATATATACACTTACGATATAACTCTTAATGAAAATGCTTGTACAATAACTGTAGCTGACTATGCCAATATAGCTGTAGGTGCAACAATAACACTTACAACATCGGCAGGTGTAGAGGTTGTCTTTACTGCTGAAGCAGCAGGAGCAAGTGATCCTGCTAGCTCTACAGGATTTAGACCTAATACAAATAACAATACAACAGCAGATAATATCTATACAACTATAAATGCTCATGCTAGTTTTACAGTAGCCAATCCAAGTGCAGCGGTTATTACTGTAACGGAAACATCTCCTAGTCCTACTGGTTTTCTCACTGCTAAGAGTTCAGATGCAACTCGACTTGCTGTTACAAGTGAATCACTGGCTAGAACACAGCAAGCAAGGCTTGTTCCTTTTATATTTTCAGACGATGAAAGATACATAGTGTCGTTAGAGAATGCAAAGATAAGAGTATTTTCTATAGATACTTCTGACGCTGTTACTTTAGTCTCTACTATAACACAAGATACAGATAGTGCTGCTGTTCCTTTTGCAGATACAAAGTTGCATGAATTGGTATATGCTCAATCGGGTGATAATATGTTTATTACTCATCAATCATTTCCAATTAAAAAACTTGTTCGTACAAGTCTTACTGCTTTTGAATTGCAAACATTTGAGTTTGCTTCCAATGGAGATAGCACTTTAATATTTCAACCTTACAGTAAGTTTCATGCAGCAGGTTTAACGATTGATCCATCTGCAGCAAGTGGTAGTGGCATAACTGTCACAGCTAGTGCTGCTTATTTTACATCAAATCATGTAGGTGTAACTCTACGTTATCATAATAGTGAAATACTTATTACTGGTTTTACAAATGCAACAACAGTAACAGGAACTGTGCAAGGTAATCTACAACAGCAACTTGATATAAATGCTTTAAGAACAACAGAAGGTTCTGCATCTATAGAAGTTACCCATGTAGATCATGGTTTAAAAGTGGGTGATGGTATCATAGTTGCAGAAGCTGCAACAATAGCAACATTAGCAGCATCAAATATAAATGGCACTCGTTCTATTACAGCCATAGTAGATGAAAATAGATATAGATTTGCTGCAGCAAGTGGTACAGCCAACGCATCTCTTGATGGTGGTGGTGCTCCAAAGATAACAACTCATGCTGCAACAACTCAGTTTAGTGAGCAATCTTATTCTCTTGTTCGTGGATACCCTGCTTGTGTTTCGTTTCATGAAAATAGATTATGGTTTGGTGGAACAGAATCACAGCCTGATACAGTTTGGAGCAGTAAGTCTAATGACTTCTTTAACTTTGATTCTGGAACAGCAGCAGACAATGATGCTATAGAATTGGTTGCAAGTATAGGTGAGATTAATACTATACGACATATTGTATCTAATCGTGACTTACAAATCTTTACATCAACATCTGAATTTTTTGTACCTTCATTTTCTAATGCTCCTATTACTCCAACCAATGCACAAATAAAAAGACAAACTCCATTTGGTTCTAACTTTGTTAGACCTTTTGTGTTTGATGGTGCTACATTATATTGTCAATCATCTGGTAAATCTATATCCCAATACATCTTTGCTGATACTGTTAATGCTTATACATCTCAAAGTGTATCAACAGTATCTTCACATTTAATTAAAACTCCACATCAAATGGTTGTATTGCAAGGTTCTCTGGATCGACCAGAAAGTTATTTGTTTGCTGTTAATTCAGATGGTACTATAGCTGTATTCAATTCTAATCCTGCTGAAAAGAAGGCAGGGTGGACTGAGTTTACAACCAATGGAATCTTTCAATCTGTATGTGTTGTTGATACAAATCTTTATGTAACGGCATGGTATGACACTGGTGCAGGAACTAAGAAGCTTTATCTTATGCAGTTTGATGCAACAAAGAATTTAGATTTGAGCAGAGATTATGTAACAAGTGCTGTTGGAACTATAGCAGGTGTATCTTCTGATTGGGTTAATGGTGCAGTCTTAGATGTTATTTCCGATACAGATTATGTTGGTCAGTTTACAATGGCAAGTAATAAAATAGTAACAACAACTCGGGAAGATGTACCTATTAATACTAAGTTAGAAATAGGTTATACATTTCCAGTAGAACTTAAAACAAATCCAATAGATGCTGCTGTACAAAATGGTTCTTTAACAGGAGAGCCACGTTCAGTTAATAAAGTTATTGTTGATATGAATACAACAGGATCAATAGCAATAAATGGAAGTAATTTAATTATAAGACAAACAACAGATGATTTTAGTTTAGGTCGTAAATCTTTTACAGGAAAGAAAGAGTTTCGTTTGCTTGGGTATTCTAAAGACCCACAG